TGGTGAGTGAGTCGAAAGCGAAGGACGGGAACAACACCATCCTGCAGAAAAACTTTCCCGGCGGCACGTTGTCGCTGGTGGGGGCTAACTCACCACGGGGCTTCAGGCGTGTGAGCAGAAGGGTTGTGCTGTTTGATGAGGTTGACGGTTATCCGGCGTCAGCAGGATCTGAGGGTGATCAGATCAAGCTGGGTATCAAGCGGACTGAGTATTACTGGAACCGCAAGATTATTGCTGGCAGTACGCCAACGGTGAAGGACTTCAGCCGCATCGAGCGGATGTACGACGAGTCAGATAAAAGGCGCTACTTCGTGCCCTGCCCAGAGTGCGGTGAGATGCAGGTGCTGGAGTGGGAGAACATCAAATGGATCAACAATGATCCTGAGACTGCCGCCTATGCGTGCAAGGGTTGCGGCGTTCTGATCCCGCACAGCAAGAAACGCTGGATGGTTGAGCGCGGTGAGTGGCGGGCTACTGCGCCGGGCAACGGCAAGCACGCAGGGTTTCACATCTGGGCGGCGTACAGCTACAGCCCGAACGCAAGGTGGGCTGATCTTGTCGCTGAATTTTTAGAAGCCAAATCAAATCCTGAGCAGCTGCGGGTGTGGATCAACACCACGTTGGGCCAAACGTGGTCTGACGATTACAGCAGCGCCATGAGTGCTGAGGCGTTGGTTGAACGCTGTGAGGATTATCAGGAGGGGATCCTGCCTGCTGGTGTCTTGGCCGTCACGATCGGCGTTGACGTGCAGGGTGGCGGCGGAACGCTTGGGGAGAGATTGGCAATCAGCGTGTGGGGCTGGGGCCGCAAGGAAGAGGGCTGGCTGATTCAGTACGTCGAGATTGCAGGCGACCCGACGCGATCTGAGGTGTGGAAGCGGCTAGACGAGTTCGTAACGCGCAAGTGGCCACATGAGCTTGGTTACAAGCTGAAGGCTGACTTCATAGCTTGCGATTCAGGTGGCTTGGCAACTTCCGAGGTCTACCAATACGCCAGGGAGCGCAGAGCCCAGGGCGTGATTGCGATCAAGGGTTCAAGTCAGCGTGATAAGCCGCCAATAGGCAAGGCCACCAGAGTGGACATCAACGCAAAGGGCAAGAACATCAAAAACGGTGCGCAACTGTTCCCTGTTGGCGTTCACTCAATCAAGAACACCATGGCAGGCCGCTTGAAGTACACCGAGCCGGGTGAGGGTTACTTGCACTTTCACGCGACGACGGGGGAGGAGTATTTCAAGATGCTCACGGCTGAGAAACAGGCCATCAAATTCCGCAACGGCTTTCCTGAGCGCATCTGGGTCAAGAAAGGCGGCGCTAGGAACGAGAGCTGGGACACATTGATTTACGCCTATGCCTGTCTGCAGTTGCTCTATCGCAAATACGATCGCAGGACAATCTGGGATCAGTTGGAAAAGCGTTTGGAGCAGCCGCTAAGATCGAAGGAAGCAACGCCTAAAGCAGTTGCGGCGCCGTCGTTCGTGAACAACTGGTGATTAAACATCCGGCTGAAATCAGGATCGGCGACACCGTAATTTTCGATGTGCCGTCTTTTGCCAACAGCATTGGCACAACGATTGACAACACATACACGCTGACTTGGTACGGGCGGACAAATACAGCCAGCAAAGGTGCAGCGGTAGACGGAACCAATCAGGGTGACGGCTGGCGGATCACAATCCCGTCATCAACGACTACTGATTGGGTTGCTGGAACTTGGTATTTCCAGCTTGTAGCCGTCAGTGGCTCGACGCAGTATCTGGCAGGTGAAGGTCAGTTCAAGGCTATTGCCAGCCTTGCTTACACAGGCGATCCCGGCGCGTTTGATGGTCGCAGCCGTGCGCAGGTTGATCTTGATCAAGTACAGGCTGCAATTCGCACGATTCTCGACGGTGGCGCCGTCAAGAGTTACTCAATCGCAGGGCGTAATTTGCAGAAATATGAGTTAGCAGATTTGCTGGCTTTGGAAACTAAACTGAAGGCTGAGGTTAAGCGTGAGCAGACAGCTGATCTGATTCGCAATGGCCAGGGCAATCCCCACAACTTGTTCGTGAGATTCTGATGGGCGTTCGATCTGCATTCCGCGAACTGTTTAGGCGTGAGCGGCCTCAGCGCCGCCGTAGTTATGCAGGCGCAAGGGTTAGTCGGCTGACTGCTGACTGGGTGACGAGTGGCACCAGCGCAGACAGCGAAATTAAGTCCAGCATCAAGATGCTGCGCAACCGGGCGCGGCAGCTTTGCAGGGACAACGACTATGCAAAGCAGGCGCTCAGGAGCATCACCAACAATGTGATCGGCCATGGCATCTATCACCAGTCACAGGTGCGAATGCAGCGTGGCGGTCGGATGGATGAGGCTGTCAATGCCCGCATCCATGCAGCTTGGAAGCGTTGGAGCCACAAGAGCCGTTGTGATGTCAGCGGCCTGCTGAGTTTTTATGACATGGAGCGGCTGCTATGCCGCAGCTTGGCTGAATCTGGTGAGGTGTTCATCAGGATTATCCGCCGACCTTTTGGCGACAGCGGCATTCCGTTTGCGCTGCAGGTGCTGGAGTCGGATTATCTGATCGATGACGACGTACAGGCCAGTAAGGACGGCAAGACCGTCCGCATGGGCATTGAGCGGGATGAGTATCTGCGCCCGATTGCCTATAACTTCTACGCCAACCACCCCGGCGATGTTTACGCCGGGAATGTGCGCACAACACGCCGCATCCGTGTTGATGCTGATGATGTCATCCATTTGTTCATCCCTGAGCGTCCGAGTCAGACGCGCGGCGTCACTTGGTTTGCATCAGCGTTGCAGCGTCTGCACATGCTCGACGGTTATGAGAACGCTGAGCTTGTGCGTGCGCGGGCTAGCAGCGCATTGATGGGATTCATCACCAGCCCTGAGGGCGAGCTTATTGGTGACGACGTTGTAGATGGTGAGCGGGTCACAGACTTTCAGCCTGGCGTGTTCAAGTACTTGGATCCCGGCCAATCGGTTGAGGTGCCACAGCTTGATGCTCCTGATGGTCAGCTCGAAGCGTTTACGCGGTCAATGCTGCGCGCTGCGGCCGCTGGAATTGGGGTGAGTTTCGAGAGCATTTCGAAGAACTACAGTCAATCGAATTACAGCAGCAGTCGGCTGAGCTTGCTTGAGGAGCGCGACACATATAAGTGTCTGCAGCGTTATTTCATCGAAAACTTCCATCAGATCGTTTTCGAGAAATGGATGGACATGGCGGTGTTGAGCGGAACGCTGAACCTGCCGGGTTATGAGACTGACCCTGATCGTTATCGCGCCAGCAAGTGGGTGCCGCGCAGCTGGGAATGGGTTGATCCTCAGAAAGAAGTCGCGGCCTACAAGGCAGCAGTCCGCAGCGGCTTTAAGACACTTGGCCAAGTCATCAGCGAGCAAGGCGGTGACATTGAAGAGGTGCTAACGATGCGTCAGGCCGAGCTGGCAATGCTGGATGAGAAGAACATCATCACGGACACCGATCCGAGCGAGGTCAATGGTGGCGGTGGTGTTCAGCCTGGCTTAGGCATGGGCGCAATCCCAGCCTTCGAGGACACTGAGCCACCGGTATCTGACGAGGAGGAGGTCCAGGAAGATGGCGACGATTGAAGGCGTTGAGATCAACCTGATGCCAACAGAGGGCATGAGGGAAGAGGCGCAGCGTTATCGGGATTGGAAAGCTGACGGCGAAGCTGGCGGAACTGAAGTTGCAGCACGCAGAGCCACGCAGATTCTGAGCGGTGATGAGCTAAGCGCTGACACCGTGATTGCCATGAATGCTTGGTTTGCTCGCCATGAAGTGGATAAACAAGGCGAAGGTTTTACGCCTGATGAGGATGGTTATCCATCAGCCGGCAGAGTCGCCTGGGCTGCATGGGGAGGAGACGCAGGAATGAGGTGGAGTAGCGGCAAAGCAGATAGAATCAAAGAAATTCGTGATAGGAGCATGGACACGAATAGGGCAGAACCTGATGAGCTTTCTGTTGGCGATTTTGTCCAGTGGAACAGCGCCGGAGGGCAGGCAAAAGGCAAGATTGATCGCATCGAACGCGATGGCTCAATCAACGTGCCCGATTCAGAGTTCACCATCAACGGTGATGAGGATGATCCTGCTGCCTTGATCACTGTTTATCGCGAAGGTGACGAAGGCTGGGAAGAAACTGACGTGCAGGTTGGCCATCGTTTCTCTGCACTGACCAAGATTGCAGCTCTGCGTTGGCTTGAGGGCAAGACCTACAAGCGCAGCGAAGACACTGCATTTGATGAAGTCGAAGATCGGATTTATGACTTCCCGTTTTCGAGTGAGCAGCCTGTCGCTCGCTATTTCGGAAATGAAATCCTTAGTCACGAAAAAGGCGCTGCTGATCTCAGTCGCCTGAATGACGGCGCTCCGCTGTTGTTCAACCACAACCCTGATCGTGTGATCGGAGTTGTGGAGCGTGCGTATATCGACGACGAAAAACGTCGTGGTTATGCGCGCGTGCGGTTCAGCCGCAATGAGTTCGCGCAGGAAGTCTTGCGCGACGTACGGGACGGAATCATCCGAAACGTGAGCTTTGGCTACGCCATCGACAAGATGGAAGAGAGAAGTAGTGGCGAATTTGTTGCTACTTCATGGACTCCTACGGAGGTCTCAGCCGTTGCGATTCCTGCGGATCAAACCGTGGGTTTCGGTCGCTCTCTTTCGGAGTCCGAACCCGAACCCGCTGCCTCGGCAGCAATATCCACACCACCTGTTCCTGAAATGGAAAACACCACCCCTGACATGGAAGTGGTGCGGGCCGAGGCCGTTGAGGCTGAGCGTTCCCGCATTGCTGAAGTGACCAGCCTGTGCAACAAGCACGGCATGGAAGATCTGGGCCGTCAGCTCGTCGAGTCTGGCCGTTCGATCAACGAAGCACGGGCTGCCGTGCTGGAAAAACTCAACGTCAAAGAGGAGCCCGTGAACATGAAGGCCGCTGAAATTGGCCTCACCGAGAAGGAAAGCCGCAGCTTCTCCTTCCTGCGTGCCATCAACTACCTGGCCAACCCGACCGATCGCGCCGCCCGTGAGGCTGCTGCGTTCGAGATCGAAGCCTCCGAAGCTGCAGCTGACAAGCTGGGCCGCGCTTCCCGTGGCATCACCATCCCTGTGGATGTGATGCGTCGCGATCTGAACGTGGGCACTGCCACCGCTGGCGGCAACCTCGTCGAGACCCAGCTGGATTCCGCCAACTTCATTGATTTGCTGCGGAACGCTTCCGCTCTGGATCAAGCTGGCGCAACCGTGCTGACTGGCCTGTCTGGCAACGTCAACATTCCCCGTCAGTCTGGTGCTGCTACCGCTTACTGGGTTGCTGAGTCTGGCTCACCCACCGAGTCCCAGCAGACTATCGATCAGGTCGCTCTGACTCCTAAGACCTGCGGTGCTTTCACCGACTTCAGCCGCAAGCTGATGATCCAGTCCTCCATCGACGTGGAGAACATGGTGCGCACCGACCTGGCGCGTGTGCTGGCTCTTGAGATTGACCGCGTTGGTCTTTATGGCTCCGGCTCTTCCAACCAGCCCCTGGGCCTGAAGGACACGACCGGCGTTCTGAGCGAAGACTTCGCCGCCAACACCCCGACCTTCGCTGAGGTTGTGGCTCTGGAAAGCGACGTGTCTGGCGCTAACGCTCTGCTGGGTTCTCCTGTCTATGTGATGAACGCTGCAATGGCTGGCAGCCTCAAGACTGCCACCAAGGATTCTGGCTCTGGTCAGTTCATCCTTCAGGGCGGTGAGGTCAACGGCTATCGCGCTGTGATCTCCAACCAAGTTGAAAGCAACGACCTCTGGTTCGGCAACTTCTCCGACCTGATCATTGCTTACTTCTCCGGCCTGGATCTGATGGTTGATCCCTTCACTGGCAGCACCTCCGGCACCGTCCGCGTGGTCGCTCTGCAGGATGTGGACATCGCAGCCCGCCACGGTGCGAGCTTCTCACGCGGTAACAACACCCTCTGATCATGAAGATCGAGATCCGTAAACAGGTCACGCTGTCGGGTCAAGTCGTCCGCATTGGGGAAGTCGTTGAGGCTTCCCTGACGGACGCAACGATCCTTCTGGGCCAAGCTGCAGCCGTTCCTTATGTGGAGCCCGTGCAGCCTGAGGAAACGCCAACGCCTAAGGCAGAGGCAAAACCGAAAACCACTACACGCCGGAGGGCTAAACAATCATGACCGTCCAAAATCTCGGCACTAAAACCACGCTCTTGTCGCTCTCGGCAAGTGATGTGGTGACTGCCACTGCTAACCGCACTGGTGTCGATCTCGTCGATTACGAGGGCGACATCATGGCCGTTCTTGATGCTGAAGCCGGTGGCTCTGGCATCACCTACGCCGTGAAGATCCAAGACTCCGCAGACAACAGCAGCTTTGCTGATGTTTCTGGCCTGGCCTTCACGACCACGACTGCTAACACCGCACTGACTGAAACCCTTCGCATCAACAGCGATGAGGTTCGTCGTTACATCCGCGCCGTCATCACCGTTGCTGGTGGTACTGGTGCTGGTGCTCTGAGCGTTGTTGCTCTTGGCTCTAAAAAGTACGGCTGATCATGGCAATCACTGAGGATCTCGACGTTTTCATGGCTGATTTTGGCGTTAGCTGCACAGCTGGTGCCACGACCGCTAATGGAATTCTCGACATGCCCGGTGAGGTGGTGGCTGGGGGGATGGTCTTGTCAACGGACTATTCCCTCACCACTCGTTTTTCAAATTTTGGAACTTTAATTAGTGGTGACTCAATCACCGTTGATGGAACTGCTTACACGGTGAGAGAGAACCGGCCTATCGGCGATGGCAAGTTCGTCGAGATCGCATTGCAGAAAACCTAATGGCCATTCAAAAGGTTGACAGTCGAGCGGGTTGGGCAGCTAGAAACCCTCTGCTGCTGTCAGGCGAGATTGGCCTTGAGAAAGAGACTGGCAACCAAAAGATTGGCAATGGCCGTCAGCAGTGGAACAATCTTCAGTATTTCGGCAGCCCTGGTTATTGGGCTGAGTTCTCAAGCGATACAGATCAAACGACAACAGCAAACACGCCAACGGCTGTCACCTTTAACAAGGCCAACGCACACAGCCATGGCGTCAAGGTCATTTCTGACAGCAGGCTGACGGTCGAGCATCCAGGCGTTTACGTTTTTGAGATCAATCTGCAGCTGTCCAATGACGACACGCAGATTCATGACGTGGACTTCTGGCTAAGGAAGAACAACGCAGGGGATGCAGGGAATTTAGAGCTGACGGCAAACACGGCGAGCGTCATTGAAAAGCACGGCGGTGTTCAGGGGGCGAACAACTTGCTTCTAGATCACACCTTGAAACTTGAAGGCAATGACTACATTGAAATTATGTGGGCACCGACAGACGCAAACATTTTGTTAAAAGCGGCTGCCGCCATCTCTAGCCCCTACGCACGCCCTGCGCGGCCTAGCGTGGTTTGCAACATCTTTGAAATTGCTGGGGCTTAGTCATGACGACAAAGCGCGAATCAATCCTGGCTGATATTGCCTCAAGCCTTGCTGGCACGGTGCAGGTCGGTTCGCGCATCTATCGCAGCCGTGTTGTTCCGTTAAGTCGCGGTGAATCGCCAGCGATTGTGATTGAACCAACGGGTGACACGCCTGAATACAGCCTGAGGCTTGACCGGCTGGATTGGAGTTTGGGCGTTCGTGTCTCGATCATTGTGCGCTCTGCTGTGCCAGACAACGCGGCTGATCCGATCGTGGAAGATGTCCACAGCAAGATGATGAATGACCTGACGGCAGGCGGTTACGCGATCGACGTTGAGCCAGGCTCTGTGAGCTTTGAGCAGATTGATGCTGATCAACCAGCTGGCGTGATTGGCATGAACTTTGTTGTCAAATACCGGACCCTATTGACAGATCTCAGCTCTGGTTGACCTTGCTAAGATCGACTTAGGAAACCTGCTGGCTAGTCATGCCACTGCTATCTCGTAAGCGGCTACTGCTAGCCAAGCTGGAAACGACTGTGGGCACTGACCCGACACCTGTTGTCGGCAGTGATGCAATCTTAGTGCGGAACATTGAAGTCACTCCGCTTGAGGTTGACACGGTCAATCGTGAGTTAATTCGTCCTTTCCTGGGCCAAGCTGATCAGTTGCTCGCACAGCAGCGAGTGTTGGTGAATTTCGAGGTTGAACTGGCCGGTTCTGGCACTGCCGGTACTGCACCGGCTTATGGTCCTTTACTGCAGGCTTGCCGCTGTACTGAGACCGTGGTGGCTGACACGAGCGTCACCTACGCGCCAAACAGTGACGCAACGCCTAAATCAGTCACCATCTATTTCAACAATGATGGCGTTCTGCATAAGGCCACTGGCTGCCGTGGAACCTTCACACTGAACTGTGAGGTCGGAGCTATTCCGTTTATCTCCTTTGAGATGACCGGTGTCTTTAATGCTCCTTCAGACGTTTCCATCAGCGCGCCTACTTATGCCGATCAGGCTGCGCCTTTGGTCTTTAAGAACGGCAATTCATCGAGCTTCCAGGTGTTCAGCTACAGCGGCGCAGTGCAGTCGCTGAGCTTTGAGCTGGCTAATGAGGTGATCTACCGCGAGTTGGTCGGCGGAACCAAGAGCATCGACGTTGTAAACCGCGCTCCCTCTGGTGAGTGTGTAATTGAGGCAACAACGATTGCAACTAAGGACTTTTTCACTGCAGCCACGGGCAGCAGCACAGGGAACCTGACTTTCCAGCACGGAAGCACAGCTGGCAACATTGCCACATTTACCGCTGCACAAATTGACCTTGGTGGTCCTTCTTACAGCGATCAAGATGGCATTCAGATGCTAACTTTGCCGTACATTGCCACGCCAACATCAGCGGGCAATAATGAATTCAGTTTGGTTTACACCTAATGGCGCTTGTCCTTAAGGACTCTGATTCCTACAGCTGGCCGATTGTTTATCGGCAACCTGTATCAGGAGGGCGGCGAGAGAAGCAAGAGTTTGAGGCAGAATTCAAGCGTCTGCCTCAATCTCGCATTACTGAGATTCAAGAGCTTGTGCAGCAACGCATTGATGGCGCTGAGATTGAGATCTCAGACGTAAGCATTGCTGATGAGGTCGTTGTTGGCTGGGAGGGCATCGTTGACGGAGACGGTGAGCCAATCCCGTACACGCGACGGACTAAAGAGCAGCTGTTAGAGCTGCCAATGATGGCCGGCACTCTGATCGAGGCTTATTTCAACTCGCTTGTGGAGGAGAAGCGGGGAAACTGATTGGCGCCGCTAAGTATTGGGCTGGCGGCGTTGAGATCGATGACACAGCAGAGGACGCGAAGCTGTTTGGCCTTGAGATGCCAGACAAAAAGCGCGTCAAAGATTTTGGGGTGATTCCTGCCGCATGGCCTGCTGTTGTCATGTTCTTAAGGGTGCAGACGCAATGGCGTGTAGGTTCTGCCGGGATTGTGGGGCTTGATTACAACGCTGTTCGTTGGGTGTTCGAGTTGTATGAGGTCAAAGAGCCGCGCAAGATGCTCGATGATTTGCAGATCATCGAAGCTACAGTAGTGGAGACCTTGAATCAGCGCGAGAAATAGCCATGGCTATGGACATGACCACCGCGCTGACTATTAAGGCGAACGTTGTTGGTCAAAGCCAGATCACAGGGCTGCAGAACGGATTAGGAAAAGTCACAACTCAGACAAACAAAGCGGCTGGCGCCATGGGTCGCTTTAAGGCTGCTGCTGGTGGAGCGCTTGGCGCAATGCGCGGCTTGTTGCCTGTGATTGGCGTTGGTGCGATTGGAGCGTTTGCAAAAAAGAGTCTTGATGCGGCCGATTCCATGTCGAAGTTGTCACAGCGCACTGGTGTCGCTGCTCCGATGCTTGACAAATTCAGACAAGCCGCTGAGCTGAGCGATACAAGCATTCAGAGTCTTGAAAAGGCATTCCCAAACTTGGCGCGTGGGATTGATGATGCAGTTGTGAAAGGCACTGGGCCAGCAGCAGAAGCATTTACACGCCTTGGTGTTTCATTGACTGATGCGAATGGCAAGGTCCGAGAGACTGATCAAGTCATGCTGGACTTGGCCGATCGTTTCCAGCAAATGCCTGATGGCACAGAGAAAGCTGCGCTGGCGTCTCAAATCTTCGGGCAACGTCTTGGCTCTGAGCTAATCCCAATGCTGAACATGGGCGGCGATGCAGTTCGTGGAATGAGCACTGCATTAACTCAAGAATTTGCAGACAAGTCAGCACAGTTCAATGACAAGCTCACCACGATGGGCGAGAAGCTGGGCCAGCTTGGAATGAAAATAACTGAAGCGTTGCTTCCTTTTTTAGAAAAGTTGGTTGATGGCGTTGCATTCCTCGCTGAAAAGTTTGCTACGTTGCCTGGCCCTGTTCAAGGTGCTATCGCTGCTATTGCTGGTATTGCAGCAGTCGGCTTGGTGTTTGCTCCCCTCATTGCTGCAGTAACAACACTTGGCCCGCTCATGATCGGGTTAGTTCCGATTATTGGCAAAGTCGTGGCAGTCGCTGCAGGTATTGCAGTCCTTGGTGCTGCTTTTAATGCAATCAAGGATATTGTTGTTGAAGTTGCAAGTGCTATTAATGAAGTGTTTATCAAGCCTATTACTGAAGGCATTCAGGTTTTAGGTGGGCATATTGCAGAGGCTTTTCAAGCTGCATTCAAATCTGTTTCAGAAATTTTTCGCGGAGCCTTTGAGTTTATCGGCGCTAACTTTGTTAGGCCAGTTTTTGATGCTTTCTCGTCACTTGTAAGTTCTATTGGAAATTCATTTAGAAACGTTTATGACGCCATCACACGTCCGATCAAGGCGGCATATGATTTTGTCCTCGGCATAGTTCAGAACATCATCAATGCTGTTTCTAGGGCTATTCAAGCCATCGCAAACCTTGGCAGAAGGCGATCTTCGTCTAATACCGAAACTGCTGCTCAAGGTGCTTATTGGCGTGGCGGATTCCAAGCGTTCGCCAATGGTGGTGTTGTCAATGGGCCAACGCTTGGCTTGATCGGGGAGGGTGGCGAGAGTGAATACATTGTGCCTGCTAGCAAAGCTATTGGATTTGCTAATAACATCCTTTCAGGCGTCCGTGGCCCAGGTGCTATCCCTCGTTTTGCAGAGGGCGGCTTTGTTGCCCCTTCTGCCAACGTGAACATTCAAACCGGGCCAGTGACTCAAATGAATGGGCAAAATTTTGTCACTACGCAAGACATGAGCAAAGCAGTCAGAGCTGGAGTGCAGCAGACGTTAGATATTCTTCGCCGTGATGGCAATGTGCGCTCACAGCTGGGGCTTGTCTAATGGCAGATTCTGACATCATGTGTTTCATGGAGTATTACGCCGACCGCACAAGTGTTGTTGATGGTTCTGGCAACCGCACACCGACTAGGCAGTGGCAGAATTTTTACCAAGTCGGTCAGACTTTGGGCGTAGATAACAAAGCCACGGGGACCTATTTTTACTTGGCTTTTGACGTTGATGGTTTTGGCTCGAACGATGCGGCAGCAATCAACGATTTGTCTGTAACTCTGGCGGCTACGGCTGATCTCGTTGATATTACTGACACAGCGATTGCTGCAGAAAATTTAGTCATTGCATCTCTTTACGTTCAAGATGTTGGAAAGGATGAGTTTGACACGGCAAGCGCTCAGCTTGTGGCTAGATATATCGGCAGCATTGACGGCGCTGAACTAAGCGATGAAACTATCACTTGGACAGTGAACCCAGCAATCAACAAGCTTGATCCGCAAGTGCCAACACGCAAAATCACTGTTGATATGCTGAACAAAGTGAGGCAGAGGTTGCGATGAGTGAGCAGGTTATTGCTTTCAACGTCAGCATTTTGGATACTAGCGACGTTGAGCGCACAGGTTTGCAGATTGTCTTTAACGGAAGCCGCCTGGTCTATCGAGACTCAGAAGGCGTGGAATATGAAAGGCAAACACTGCGCGGCGCAGATTTTTTAGTTGGGCCTACGATTGCTGGGCGTATCATGCACCTATACGGGGGCTGAGATGGCTAGCAATTCCAGCAAGACCAGCCAGCCCAAGGGTCAAGTTGGCACTATCGCGTCCAGAAGTGATGCGAGCATTGAAAAAAGCAAAAAGCCCCAGCAAAACTTAGAGCGAGAGCAAAATGTCGGTACGGCTGGTGACACTGTGCCGATTGTGTTTTGCAAGCGGGCTAGCAATGCTGGCGGAGCTTGGGTGCAGCCGCCACTGATTAAGCAAGGGTCTTATAACTTTAACGGCATGTTTTTATACGCGATCAGCCAGGGAGACATGGTTGATGACCCTGAAATTTATAGAACATGGAGTGGTGATCGAATTATTTCGCATATACCTTCTGGAGGGACAGTCACGGCAACTCATTTCTACTTGAGTTCTACAGCTATGGCAGCAGCTCCTAATGTTTGCCCTATGACTGGTGGAAAGTTTTTTTGTGATGCTGACACGGCTTATTATCTTCAATTCTATGAAAAAGTAGGCGGCTATGTAGTGTATTATGAGCCGAACGAAACCAATATCTATGCAAACTTTAGAGAGTTGACGGTTGGCGAAGGTGATACAACTAACAGCGTTATCGTTTTTAATGGCGCTGATTTAACTGTTTTAGAAGTTGCAACAGGGATTGACAGAACTTCTGAGTATTGGACTGTCAATTACTCGGGGGCTGACCCTGCGTCGGTTAATTTTTACACCAACGCTGTTTTTAGCGGTCAAACTATTACAGGCGGTTATGCAGTAGGCACGACAAGAGGCTCAGCTGTAACAAGTTGGAACGCCCCGCTTGGCCTTAGTGGTCTCGATTTTTACCAGTCTTTTTATGGCACGACAGAGCCAGTTGTTGAAATACATGGCCCAGGCACGCTTAACAGTCAAATCAACACAAGCAATCCAGCAAGTACGGGCACTTTGTTTGGAATACTGGAAGAGCGCGGCGCTTCAACTGTTGCAGATCCAACGAGCTTTTCAAGCAGCTTTGACTTTACAGTTTTTGCTGACATAACTTTCTTGCAGATTGAAGGCAATTTGTATGACAGCGCACCCAGCGCAAGTGCGTATCCGACGACGACTCGGCAACTATCTGTATTTTACGAGCAGGGGATCAGCGTCGATTTGTATAGCGGCGGTTTAGTTAGCGGATCGTACGCAACTGGCGCAAGCAATCAATTTGTTGATCTTGCAATGTACCTATTCACGCTAATTGGTCGCGCTGAGGGTGCTGCAACGGCTGATATTTCGATGCCTATTGATGTGAGTAATTTGCAAGACATCGCTGCATTCTGCACCAGCAATAGCACGTTTTTTAATGGTGTGATTGAGCAGTCAATGAACGTTATCGATTACATCTCCAAGGTTGCGCCTTATTTTCTGCTTTCGTTCATTTCGGCTAATGGTCAGTACAGCATTCAACCATTGCTGCCGGTTACTTCTGGCAATGCTATTGACGTAACAGCTCTCACGCCTGCCGCAACATTCACTGAGGCCAATATATTGCCTGGCAGCTTTGTCAAGTCTTACAGGGACGCAGATGATCGCAGAGAAATAAACATCAGCCTTGTTTGGCGTGAATGCACACCTTTTGAGGTTGGAATTCAGCGGACAACTACAGTGCGTTTTGGCACTACAGCCAACGATGCGCCAACTGAGCAGTTTGATTTAACTGACTTCTGCGCAACGCAAGCTCACGCTGAAATTTTTGGTAAATACCAGCTAGCCAAGCGTCGGCACTCAACGCACACGATTAGTTTCGCAACTCCGTTGATCACTTCTGGCTTAATTCCTACAAACGTTATACGGGTCACTAGACAACGCAAAAACAGTGCAGGCGATGATCGCACGGAGACTGATTTCTACCAAATCACTAGCATCCGCCACTCAAGCGATGGAATGAGCACTGTTGAAGCAATGTCCTTCCCAGTTGACGCAAGTAGCATTGCCAAGATCAGCAATGAAATTGTAAACGGCACTTTTGAGGTGATCTAATGGCTGATTTTCCTTCTTTAGAGCCAAGCAGTCGGACTTGGTTGATGGGCGATTATCCGCAGCTAGTTCACTCAGGCGTCAGTGGCGGCGAGGTCAGGTTCATTCAAGGATCAGACCGCGTTGGCCAGCGCCTTACCTTGGGGTATGAGTATCTAACAGAATCTGAGGCAAAACAGATTCTTGATCATTTTGAGGGACAACAGGGGAGTGTTGTCGCCTTTGATTTGCCGTCGATTATTTGGGATGGCTATAGCAGTCCGCCCGTCAGCTCGTCGGAATATCAATGGCGATATGTTGGCGCATTTGAAGTGAGCAACTCTGCACCACTTCGCTACAACATGAGCATTGAGCTTGAAACGGTGCCTGTTTAATCATGACGTTCCCAGCAATCATTCCATCGAGTCGGACCTTTAGCCCGGGCGACATCCCGCGATCATTACAGGTTAGCCTTTCTGGTGCTACTGAAGGTTTTAGGCGCGGCAACCGACGCATACAGCAAACGCTGTCTTTAGGTTTTACTGATCTCAACGAAACGCAGTTAAATCTAATCAAGGCGCATTTTGTTGATCGTGAGGGTACGTTTGGCCTTTTCTATCTCTCGGCTGAGGCGTGGAACGGTTACACAACACCACCCATCAGCCTGATTAGTGATTACGCCTGGCGCTATGCAGCCCCGCCAACAATTACTGATGGCATTGTCGGTCGCTGGAGCGTTGACGTTGAGCTGGTCAGCTATGCAATCGATATTGGTGACTTGATTTTCGATGGCTTGACGGCATCGGCAACACCGGCAAGAACCTATATTCTGGACGGAGGTGCAGCAGCGGCAACGCCTGCTCGTGAATACATCGTTCAATCGACAGGGGCAGCATGAGCATCACCCTCACGGCTCTTCAGAAACAGCGCCGCGATACTGCGGCTAACTGGACCTCAGCTAATCCAACGCTGTTGGCTGGTGAGCTGGGATATGAGTCAGACACGGGCAAATTCAAGATTGGCGACGGCTCGACAGCTTGGACTGCGCTTGCTTACACCTATTGGAGTCAGATCAGTGCTTACCCTCTAGCGAGTGCAGACATCGCGAACGACGCGATTGGCGCAGATCAACTGGCTCACACTGCTGTTACTGCCGGTTCTTATACCGCAGCTGACATCACTGTTGATGCACAAGGCCGGATCACGTCTGCTGCATCTGGAACGATCGCCACTAGCGAGATTGCCAACGATGCTGTCACTCCAGAGAAACTAGAAGACACCAGTGTTACCGCTGGAAGTTATACGGCTGCTGACATTACCGTTGATGCCCAGGGCCGGATCACTGCCGCAGCAAACGGGCAGATTGGGCCAAGTGAACTTGCTGATACTGCAGTTACAGCTGGTAGCTACACAGCTGCTGACATCACGGTTGATGCTCAAGGTCGAATCACTGCCGCAGCATCAGGCACGATCGGCACAACTCAGATTGATAACGACGCCGTAACGGCTGAGAAATTGGCCGACACAAGCGTGACGGCTGGAAGTTACACAGCGGCTGATATTACTGTTGATGCGCAAGGACGCATTACTGCTGCAGCCAGCGGCACGATTGCAACTTCCGAAATTGCTAACGGGGCTGTTACCTCAGCCAAACTAGACACCAACATTGATATTGCCGGCACTCTTGATGTCACTGGAGTTGCCACATTCGACAACAACGTTGTTGTCACGGGTGATCTGACCGTCAACGGCACAACCACTACGATCAACAGCACAACGCTGGAGGTCGATGACAAAAACATCGAGCTGGGCACTGTTGCCACCCCGTCAGACACTACGGCCAACGGTGGGGGCCTGACACTCAAGGGGTCTACAGATCACACAATTATTTGGACAAACAGCACCGACAGTTGGGATTTTTCTGAGCACCTCAACATCGCTAGTGCCAAAGAGTTTCGCATTGCAGGCACTAAGGTTCTTGATGCAACCAGCCTTGGCAGTGCTGTTGTCAGTTCAAGCCTGACAAGCGTTGGCACGATCACAACCGGCGTTTGGAATGGCACGCCAATCGCGACTGATTACATTGCCAACGATTCTGTAACGGCTGACAAGCTGGCAGACACAAGTGTTACTGCTGGTAGTTATACGGCTGCTGATATTACGGTTGACGCGCAAGGCCGAATCACCTCTGCAGCATCAGGAACTATTGGAACAAATGAAATTGCCAACGATGCTGTAACCGCAGATAAACTTGAAGACACTTCTGTGACCGCTGGCAGCTATACGCTGAGCAGCATTACTGTTGACGCGCAAGGCCGTATCACAGCTGCGTCGAGTGGCACTGCTGCTGACACTGACAAGATCGCCGAAGGCAACACAGAGGCTGAGGTTGTTGATACCGGCTCTGATGGGCACTTCAAGGTCACAACAGAGAATACTGAGCGAATCAGGGTCGGGCCGGCAGGCCAGATCGGTATTGCGGGTGCGAACTACGGCACCAGCGGTCAGGTTTTAACAAGTGGTGGCGCATCAGGTGCTGTTAGCTGGGCAGATGCTGCAAGTGGTGGTCCTTCTTTTACTGCTACGGCATCAGGCGCTCTTGCTAATGGCGACACTGTGATTGTTAAGTCTGACGGCAAAGTGGCAGCTGTGGCAAGTACAACAATTACTGCTGCAGTTGGAACTGAAGAAACTTTCGAAGCGAGTGCTTTAAATACTTCTCTCAGTCGTGGCACTAGATCAGTTTATGATGCGAGTACAAATAAAATAGTTACTGCGTATGTGATGAGCAGTAACAATGAATTGAAAGCAGTAGTTAGTTCTATTAGCGACACAACTCCTAGTTTTGGCACAGCGACATCACTGGGTAACAGCAAAGATCAGCCTGTAATAGCGTGCAACGGGTCTGGCAAAGTTGTTATTGCTTATAGAGATGAAGGTAATAGCGATTACGGGACTGCTATTGTTGGCACAATTAGTGGCACTTCAATTAGTTTTGGCACTGCCGTTGTTTACAACAGCAGCAACACTCAGCATCAGACTATTGTATATGATGAAAATGCGGACAAATTTGTAATTGCATATTATGACGCTGGAAACTCTAGGACCAGTGCAATCGTGGGCACGGTAAGCGGCACATCAATTAGTTTTGGCACAGAAGTTGAAATGTTTTCAGCTTCAACTGGTGGCATAGACGCTGCATATGACCCTGTAGCACAAAAGTGTGTGTTCTTTGCGATGCTAAATGCTAGCGATGATAAAGCAATCGTTGGCACTATAAGTGGTACATCAATTAGTTTCGGCACGGCAACAACCTTTTCAACTGCTGACGCAATAAATACAAATGTAGTTTACGATTCAAGCGCTGAAAAATTCATTGCTGTCTACGAGGAAGATGGTTCATCCGATAAATTATATGCGATAGTTGGCACAGTATCTGGCACTTCAATAAGTGTAGGAACAAAGGTAGAGTTGACAACATCAGCTGTAGACCATGTTGCCGCTGCGTATGATGCGCAAGCCGATAAAACCTTGGTTGCATATAAGACTTCTACAAATACAGGAGTTTTTATTCTTTTGACTACAAGTGGTACAAGTGTCACCGCTAACTCAGAGACTCAATTTGTTAGTAGCGTTGATGGCACCAGTGCTGTCTATGACGAATCACAAAAACGAGTCGCTATTTCGTACCGTGATGGCAGTGCTGCCGGACGAGGCAAAACCAGGGTTGTCAGAAATGCGGTCACTACAACAAATCTCACAGCAGAAAATTATATTGGCATTTCAGATGCTGCTTATGCAGACGGAGCTACAGCCACAATTCAAATCGTAGGCGCGGTTGACGATGCTCAATCAAGCTTGACGCCCGGTCAATCTTATTTTGTGCAAACGGATGGCAGTTTAAACACAACGGCAGATACGCCTTCTGTTTTTGCTGGAACGGCGGTTGCTGCAACCAAGCTGATTGTGAAGGGGTGACGTGTTGTCCGGTTCATTCGCCAATAGGATGAGCCGGTCAGCCTGAGAACAAGATGAAGCGTCCTGACCCGATGATCGCTGGAAAACCGGGGGCCTCGGACACGCAAGCGATGGCAGCTCGAACGTTATGGCTTGAGGAATTGTTTTTCCTTGATGGCCGCGATCAGATCTCACATCCTCAGCACGGACTGTTTACTGGTCTGTCTGAAAAGTATTCGCTGTTGGATTCAACTGACGGGATCTGATGGCGAAGTCACTTAGCGGGCAAAGTTTTGTTCAAGGCAAACCTAAGAAGACCAGACAAGGGAATGGACAACACTCACGCCCCAAAAGTGGGCGAAAGAAGTACCGTGGTCAGGGAAAACGCTAATTCTTCTAATGATCAAGCGTCTTGTTTTTGGTGTAGCCGCTGGGGCAGCTGCATTGGCTCCTTCCTCTGCACTCGCAGGCCCCTACGTCAATCCTGAGCTGAATGTCGGCGCTGGTTTTGATGACGGCATTTCCGGTGGTTCGCTTGAACTGCACGGTGGCTACTCCTTTGCCAACGGTGCTTACATTCAGGCAGGCCCTGCTTTGATCTTCAGCACCTCTGATTCAGAGTTTGAGATCTCAGGTAAGGTTGGTCAGTCCTGGGGCCCGGCATACGGCGAAGTCTCCTTCATGACTGGCGATGAGCTGAGCATTGGTTTCAAAGCTGGTGCTAAGTGGGAGTTTTGAGCTAGAACTGCTCTAGGTTTCTCACACAGACCGACATCAGGCTCCCGAAAGGGGGCCTTTTGTTTTATCTGCAATCGCCATGCAAAAGCTGTTTAACGCAATGTCTTTGTCCGCTTTCCTGATGAGCGGTGCAATGGTTGCCGGATCAGTGATTCTCTACACCCGCATTCCATCGCTCACTAAGTACTACATGAGCGAGCTAACGCTTGAGATGACCAAGATCGTTAGCAACATGGTGCCGGGCAAGATTGATGAGGTCATGCCAGAGTTGCCGACTACTACTGGCCCGGCTGTGCCATTTAAGCTGCCTTGAGATCAGACCACCATCTTGGTGTCAGCTACCGGATCTTCTGGGTCATGAGCTTCAGGCCCGAAGCCTTCAGCCTTGATCCGTTCAGCAAGGTTCGTTTCTGGCGCGGGTGTCTCAGCTTTCTGGTCAAAGGACGCCAGCCACTCTCTGATTGCAGCACCCGTGGGCGTTGATGCAGGCCATTTAATAAAAGCCAAAAGCTGCTTAGTGTCGGTGAAGGTTTTGGAGGTATAGCCGCTTTTGCAGATGTAAACCACTGAAGGGCCTTCCCTCATACGGGTGCGTTCGATAAACAATGACCCAGCGGTAAACCGTTCTGACTTCATGCCTCAAATTCGTGAGATCGGTGTAAAGGGGATTGGTGTCCGTGAGATTTCTGTGGGCCAATCAATCCCGCCTCCTGTTCTACCAACGGCCCCACCGGTTACATCTGCAAAATACCCGGTGATTGATATGCCTGGGTGTGTTCGCGCCCGTATCTCGTCAGGCAGTGGAGTTGAGTCCTTTGAGGAGGACCCTAACGGAGTTGTGACCCTGTGCCAAGGTGCTGTCCCTGTTTACGAGGCGCCAGATTACAGGCCAAGAGATTTCACTTGGGTAGAGCCACCAAAGGCAGACATAAAAAGGCCGGATGTTTCAAGTCCGGCCCAAGCAGCTCTCCCGAATGCGTCAGGTGACAGCCCCGACATCACAAACTTGCCAAAAGATCCACCGTGCCCACCTTTTGGCGCGAAAGAAATCGGATCGTTTAACAAATTAGGGACAAAGGTCCTTGCCGGTTATGAGCTGCAAGATGGCAAGTGTGTGAAGCTTTGGGATCCTGTGCCTGCTGGTCAAGTGCTGAACAACTACATCCCTGATGCTGCACCGTTATTCAGCGTTTCTGTCACTGCGGCTGTGGCCACTACGGTCGCCATATTTGCTAAGCCCATTGCGTCAGTGCTGCAGAAGCTGGCAAAACCTCTTACAAAAAAGATCGTCAAAAAGATCAATCAGAAGCTTGGCCGTAGGGAGAAACTGGAATCCTTACAGGAGCGGCGGGTTGTGCAGCGTCACCGGAATCAAGCCATTCGCGATCTGAGGCGCGCTCTGGGTAAATGATCTTGTGCGTGTGATCTTGCACCGGCTTGGGTTTTAGGACTACGTCAGCACAGATGGCATAGAACGGCGAAGACTTGGTAAAGCCGTAGCCTTCACGCTTGGCTTCAGCGCAAGCCTTAAGTCGCCCCATCTCGTAGTTCAGCCGCTTGTCAGCCAGAGCCTGTTCGTAGAGCGCAACTTGTTTGCGTTGTGCGTCCTTGCACAGGTTGATTGGCCCCCAGTCCAGTGGGATTGAAAACGTGGCGGTGATGCCGAGATTATTGCTGAAGTTTTGACGGTAGCCTGTCCTTTGCTGCTTGTAGTAGAGGATGCGGCCGATATTGTCTGGCACCCCATCCGGCCCATCTATTCCAGTTTCTGGGTCTACTAAACCAAAGTTATCGCTGTTGTCGTAAACGGGCTCTTGATAATACTCATTGTTTGGATTGCCAAAAGAATGCGTGGACGAAACAAAAGGCGAGATATTTAGTGTCGCTCCATCGCATTGGATGCCACTCCCGACTGAATACTTCATGTATTGCCCAGGCGTGATTTGGACTGCCTGATTAACGACTGAGCCGGAAGAGTTACTCACCGGAGATGCAGTTGCGCTCACCTGACTTGCGGCAGGCAAGCAATACAAAATGCTGAGCGAAAAGGCTGCTGCGACTGCCTTCATTGGCTAAACGTGCTGGTTGAGTCGATGACTGTTTCAGTGATTGTCTCGCGGTCGATTATGACCTTTTCGATCAGGCCAGGGCCTTGATACGTCTCGGCAAACTGAAAAGCAGCGCCAGGTGTTGTCTGCACCCAGTTAGTTCTAGAAGACAGATCGAGAGCGGTGGCGCTAGCGGATGGACTTACATTTCCGCTAGATGGTTGAACCCCTGTTCCGCTCACTGTGTATTCAAAGCCAGTGCGATAAGACTCAGAGACAATGCTTTCACGCACAACCGTTTTTGACTCTGTGTGCGAGGAGACAACCCCCTGGCTGAAATTTGGAATAACGGGCACTGCAACTGCTGGAGAAGGCAGCATCAGCAAAATGATTAGCCGTTTCACCGAGTTGTCAGCTCACTGATCACTTGGCCAATGGCACTTGTATTGGCACCGCCTGGGCTGATTGTTATGGTCCCCGCCGTCGTGACGCTGCCGCTCAAACCAGTATTCACGCCCGCAGATGTGCTGGTGACATCGCCAAAGGCGGGCACAGCGCCGACTGTCGGGGCTGACGTTGGCACTGTGTCGCCCTGTGTATAGCTGGTCGCGAAGCTGAACGAGTTGCCAGCAGTTTTCTGCGTTGCGTCTGGAATTGTGATTGCGTTGACGCCGTTGGTTGCTGCACCAAGCCCGCCCAGCGCATCGCTAGTTGTTGAGCCGCCTGCGGTGACGCTGGTATCGATTCCGCTGCCACTGATTGAGTAGCTGTTACCTACGCGGATCGCACGGCTTGAGGCCGCGCCTACATCAAGTTGCACGCTGCTGGAAATGCGGTGCGTGAGGTCCGCTCTAGCAGGCAAAGCACCCGCCAATGTGATGGCTAATACCAAAAGTGAGCGGTTCATTTGATGCCGGCTTTGGTGTCTTTGTTGTCAACGATAACGCTCTTCTCTTCTTTCTTCTTTTGACCGTTTCGGCCTACAGAAAGGCCATAGCTGGCTGCAGTTGAGGAAAGCAGCGAGGCCGAGAAAGTTACGTCAATCGACTGCTTGAAGATGCCTAGGTAGTTGGCGGTGATTACGCCCATGGCCCAGATCATGATTGTCAGCCTGACAAAATCGCCAAGCCATCCATTGCTGTGGTCTTCCTGCTCCTCTGACTTCGTTTCCTTAGTCTCTGCCATGATTGAGCAAGCGTTGGGAGCGGGTCATGGTTGAAGTCTGGGCCGCCGTTGCTGGCGCGTCAATCACAGTGGCAGGCTTGGGCGCTTCAGGAATTAGTCGTCAAAGCCGTCAAGGTCAGGATTCATTGATTCGGCTGACTGCTGCTGTTGATAACCTTGCTGGCCGTCTAGATATTTTGCACAACGACATTAAGACGAAGGACATGGAAGTCTTTGCCAGATTGAACGAGTTGGAGCGTTCAGTGGCGAGACTGGAAGGGCATAGCGATAGGCACTAACGTAATAGTGTTATTCAAGGCAGTCCCATGCTTTTGATTCTCAAGCCGATCTTGATGACCGCGTGGAAATCAAGAGCGTTTAAGGAATTGATTGTGGCGATGTTGGAGAAAATCGTCGCTAGAACGGACAACGACATCGATGACCTTTTTTGTAAGCACGCACGCGAACTGCTTTTGCCTGACACAAGAGTTGAAAAGTAGATGCTGTCCGGCATCATCCAAGTGACCCTGCTTCTGGGAGTCATGGCCTTAGCGTTGCTGCCGTTTTTCGAGTGGTACAAGCCAGACGTGCCGCATCGCATGGCTGCCATTAAGCAGTTAGAGGAAGCGATGCCTGAGGAGTTGTTGTCAGAAGATGCCGAGTGGTTTCAGGCTTGGAAGGCCAGCGGCATTGACCAGGAGGTTTATGTGCCTCGATACTTCCGACAACTTGATCTGCCTGGCGGCGAGCGCAAATGCTTTACGTCGGCCGCGGCCATGGTCGCCGCCTTTTACAAAAAGGTCGCGACTCAGGAGGAGTACGAGCGGGTTAGGGCTCGATACGGCGACACTACTTCTGTGTTTGCCCACGTCGAGGCATTGACCAGCCTGGGCCTGCAGGTCCGCTTTGTAGACAACGCTGATGCAGAAGACGTGATGGAGGCCATTGACGCTGGCATCCCTGTCCTGGTCGGTTGGTTGCACCAGGGCAACATGCTGCGCGGTGAACCGCCTATGTGTTCAAACCTGACGTGCGGCCACTGGTCGATCCTCCACGGGTACTCGGGTCGATACAGCTCAGACCCGAGCTGGCTTATGACGGACCCAGCTGGGCTGCCAGACATTGAACGCGGCGGCCACAATCCTGCACTGTCTGGCTATCGCGTCAGCGTGCGGCAAGCTGCCTTTCATCAACGTTGGCAAGATCAAGGGCCTAGGTCTGGCTGGGCGATATTCGCGGAGGCAAACTAGGTTGCACTTTTGAAAATCAACGAATGACGGTTCTGTGTGACTGGGAGATCAGAGCCCGTTGCGGAAAAGGCGGAATGATTGCCCCGTTTGACTCAGAGCTTCTAAATCCAGCGAGTTTGGATGTGCGGCTGGGCTTGCATCTCATGGTTGAGAACATCTGCGACCCTGAGCTGCTGCGGATCGACATTTCAGGCAGAACAAAGGACGATCCGTTTCTGCTGGAACCCGGTGAATTTTGCCTGGCTGAAACAGTCGAGCTGTTTAACATCCCTGATGACATAAGCGCGCAGTTTGCCCTCAAATCGAGCCGAGCCAGGGAGGGCTACAACCATTGCCTTGCAGGCTGGATCGACAACGGATATTCAGGGCGTCTAACCCTTGAATTGAAGAACGAGCGACTGCATCACCCACTTCCGCTGTATCCCGGCCTAAAGATTGGTCAGATTATCTTTTTCAAGATGACGCCGCCCATGCGGACCTATCGAGAGACAGGCCATTACAACAACCACTTGACAGTCATGCCTTCCGTGGCATGACTTGACAAGAATCTTCAAGGCTATGGGCTGGGCTGACTGGATGGTCATCAACCAAAGCCTTGAGGAAGAGCTTGAGGTTGAACGCAGCGTTAGAGAGGTCTACAGCTGCGAAGACGAGGAGGCATTAAAAGAGCTTTGCGCCGGCCTTGTCCGGCAAAGCTGGCATCAGGGCAAACTGCTCAGCCAAGCTGTCACACGCATTGGTGAACTTGACGCCAAGCTGGCTTGCTGGGATTAGCCGTGCTTCCCGGTCAGCCTTGACCTGTAGAGCCTGACGGCCGCCTCATAGTGAAAGTTGGCCTGCCAGTCATATTTGAAATAACGAGTCATCCCACCGTGACTCACCTCCCAAAGCATCAGCCCGTCCTTGCTGACCTGCTTGATGGTTGGCTTCATAAAAAAGGAGCGCGGCGGCGCTCCTAGTTTCTCGTTCGTCACAAGCTTAAAAGTCAGCGGTTGACGTGTCAGCTGGGCGGGGCTTGGCATCGCTAAGAGCCATCAGCAGATAATCATTGCCGGCTTTGCTTTGACGCGGCATCAGGTTGGCGCGCAGTTTGACGCACTCCTCGCCTTTTTGGTTCTCGCAGCGGTCTGCGGTCTTGACCCATTCCACAAGCTTGCGCAGCTCGTCCACAGGCACTTCCATGGCGGCCCAGTAGTGACCGTCTTTTTTTTGATCTTTGTTGAAGTTGCCCCAGATGTTGAAGGCGTCGGGTGCGAAGTCAGGCATCAGTTGAAGAATTTAGAGATGATGGTTTGCAGCGCAGAGTTGATTACGCCGTGATGGCGCTGCTCTGCGTAGTGCTGCAGCTGTGCAGACAGTTGCTTGTCAAGGCGCACTTGAAAGTGCCCTGAGCGGCGGTTGGCATCTGCCTTGGCTTGCTGTTCGCGTTTCTTGTCGTCCTCAGGCATTTTCCTGAATCCAAACCTGATGTTTGCGGCTGGTTATTGCAGGAGCGACCTTAGCGTTGTCGCCTAGCTTGAACGCGAAGCGGAACGACTTGCAGAAGTCCTCGCGCTTGCCTGGGCTCATCTCGCTGATAAGACCGACGAGCATGTTGCGCTCCTCTGTTGTCAGCGGCTGATCGTCTTTGGCGACACCCTCAACCGCCGGCCCCTTTTTTGGCGTTTGCTGGGTTTGCAGTTTTGCTGTTGGCTTGCTGTCAGCAAAATCGCCATCAACATCCATATCTGCCGTCAATCCCAGCAGTGCTAGGCAGCTATACCTTTTTAGGTAGGTACAAGAGGCCCCGAAGTCGTGCAATGCGTTGCGCCCTTTGCCAATAATCATCGGCAAGCGGCTCACAAGCTCAGCGCCGCTGACGTGCAGCAACCGCGTCACAAGGATCGGATCAACGCCCTCACTCGGCTCAAACGTCTGTGAAATCACAAGACCGTTTTTGATGAGGTGAGGCGTGACAGTTGAAAGCACAGTCTCAAGGTCAGCAAACTTGCCATATTGCGCATTTGCCGTCTTGCTGATTGCCGGGACAGTTTTGTGAAACTGCACTAGGGCTTCAATCAAGAGCTGTGACGGTGATGATGGCACCGAGGAAGTCATCTGTTGCGTACCTTTTGATTGCGTGAATTGAAACGATGCTGGCGTCATTGGCCAGCAAGACTTGGGCAACTGCCTCACCGAGGCTGTCCCCGATTGCGCGAGTCAATTTGTCGAGATCTGGGGTTTTTGTGTGATGTTCGGGCGCAGAAGCTTTGAGCTTACCGGCGTTGCCACCAGTGCCGAAATGAGACTTTGGGCGAGGGAAAACAAACTCACAGCGCAATGAAACTGCAGCTGATTTGTTCCAGTCGTCTGGCCTTGCTCGATGTGCTGCAGATGCAACATCAGTACGCCAACTGCCGAGGGCTTCTCGATTGTTGGCAACAACTCGACTGCCATAGGCTTTCACAGAACCTTGAGGCACAGGAGTGCCAAGAACGCGGAAGGTGAAACTACTTGGCATCAGGCTTTTTCAAGGCGTTGTAGAAAGCTCTTTCTAGTGCAGTAAGGCGTGGGTTTTTCTCATTGAGAGCTGCTTTGGCTCTCGCCTTAGCTGCAGCGATGTTTTCGTGCGGCGTGTAGCTCCAATAGATTCCACGGCCCATCTACTTCAAGCTTTCGCAGGCGGCTTGCCAGCCTTGATCACAGTGTTGGCGCTGCTGCTTGTCGAGAGTGTCAGTGAGACTGATCCAAAAAGCACCGCCAAGCAAGACGCAAAAAATGGCAACAATGATGCCGTTGGTCTTGGGGCTGCGGTGTTCCGGGTCATAGAAACCAGGACTGCGATAGTTGATGTCTTTGCGGTTCATGAGCGAACGAGAGAAGGGGCTCATGCGCAGCATCATGCCGTCACTGGTATGCCATGTCAACGTTTGCCCTTGCCTTTCTTCTTTTTCTTTGGCTTCTGTTGCACTCGCTGCACGGTCTCTAAGTAGCCGGGGGGCTCAGGCACGCCCCCCTTGCGCAGGATCTCAGACCAATTCACGCAGATGCCAAGCGTTCAAGCATTTTGCCCTTGACTGTGAATTGCGGCCTAAAGCTGCCGTTTGAGCGCATGGTGTCGATGTATGTCCATTGGTCATCAGG